CTGAGTAGTAAAATTCGGGCTCTGTCCTGTCCCCACACCACGACCCAGACGTCATTTTTTCTCCGTGGCGGGGCGTATATAAAACCCTAGTACCAACTGTCAGTGCGCGACTGCACAACTTGTAGATAAGAATCTTGGGTGGGACAATACCTCGTGGAATGCCCACACTGGGATAGGGCATCCACAAACTTAGGAGCCCACTCATCCCAAACTTCAGGCTCATGGAGGCTAAGTTCCTCGAGAGCGTTCTCCAAAACGTCTCGTCTTATATCCGCCTCAAGCCTCTTGTTCTTACACCAATATATAGTGTATGCAAAACTGTCTAACTCCAAAGGACAGGCCCAATAACCAGACTTGTTCAGAAATCTCCGCTTCAAAAAAGTGACCTTGTCCAACGTCGTTACGTCGTACATAACGCCATCCTTAGCTGCGGAGGTATAAGTCATACGGAACCGTTCATCAAGCGCGCCAACTAGAGAAGACTGATTATAGCGATCCTTCACTTCCTCAGCTGGGTTCACTACGTTGTCATCACCATATACGGAACAGGACACATCACTCCAGAACCGTCCTACATCTCTGCACAAGACTTCGTAAGAACCAACCAAAGCCGTCAAGGTGTACATGCTATTTATGATTGTCGTCAAGGGGTGTCCACTGGGCAGCGACTTGTTCCACTGATAAACCATAACCTGATGGTTCCCAGTGCCACCAAGATGTCGCGAGTGGTACACTTCCATCCAAAGAATCTCCCTGATAAGGCTATCAACGACTGTTCCCCCGCGTGATTCATACCAACGGTTAATGTAACGTAGTAGCGCACAATGTATCACAGGCTGTTCACTAGCATCAAGGCCTTTGAAGTCGCCATCGAAAACACTTGGACCCTTACAAGTAACTTGCGTAACCAACTTGTCCCATTCTGAATAGGTACAAATACCAGGCGACATGCCTGTGGTTGTGTGGTTCGCCATAGCAGCAGCGGCAAAAGCCCCAAAGTACATCCGAAAAGCAATGACATAATCCAAAGGAGCACCAGAAATAAGCCTAGTTGCAGCGGCCTCAACTTTAGCCTTTGAGCGCAATTCGTCCTTAAGAAAATCGACAAATACGTGAGCAAGGCGCACACGACTCTTCGCCGAATCGATAATGTACTTAACGCGCTCACGAAGCTCCACAGTCTTGGGCCTGTGCAAATCATAATCCACTCCGTCGCCAAAAAACTCTTTCTTGCCACCAATGACTTCCATGCTGTAAGGGAAACCAGCAGATGTATTGCGCGGGATGGCCCTAAACTTCCACTCCGGTACACCAAGCACTGCCTCCTCAAACGTTAATATTTTGCGAGGAAAGTCTCGCGTAGCTTTGTCGAACTGACTCATGGCCACGTGAACGACATTGTCAAGGCTGGGAATATGCAAATGTAAAAGCGGGGTTGAATATGGTTTCACGGCGTTATCCATGGGATGCACAAGCTCGCCGGCGATCTTAACGCCACTTAAAGGCGCTGGAGCATACTCATATTCCCCAAACGCACCATACCACGAAGTCTTATAAAAGGATGTGACGGGCGACGTGCGCACGCCCTTGTCCAACTTGCCCAAAGGTAAAAAGGAACCTGTCGTCTTAAAAGGTAAATCTAGTCCGCTCTCAAGCACAACCCCTCTTTCTTCGAGATCCTCTACAAAATTATCTAGGACCACGTCGAGTTTAGACCGTGCATTGCAGATCATCTCTTGACTGATAACAGAGGCGTAGCCTTCTCCCCTGCCTACCTGTGAAGCACAATGTTGACCCAAAAGTGCGTGTCCTTTAAAAGATGAGTGATTGAAGAGGCTCAAAACGGCCCCACAGTCTCCAACACCAGTTGAAGCCACATACCTAAAGTAGCGCTTCATAACTCTCCCTCCAACAATACCTTTAAGGTCCTTACCGGAAGCGATTGAAGTTAGGAAATAAACCAAGCGCTTGTGGTGAGGCACGATGACGCCGTCCTTATCGCAGCAACAAAGATCAAGGCGCGCTTGAACACCACCCACGTACTGAAGCTCTTTCTCAGTAATAAAATTGTTCACAATATTGCGATGGGCACGTAAACTTTCAAACTTAACGAACTCAACATCAGCCTCCCTATCTGTATGCCTTTTAAACTTGAGAAAGGTCTCCAAGTTCAGGCAGAAGCTAAAGTGGTCATGTGCCGCGTTCTTAAAAGTTAAACGCGAACCCAAATGTAAAGTCCCCTCACGGAGGTGCTTCGTTAACTCGCTAGTAAAATGCTCCGGCATAACGGCTAAGCAATCTACCAAAAACAACACAGACCCAACGACTATAGGTCTATCGCCCACACATTCGACCACAAGTTTGTAGCTGTTAGCATATGCATTATTCGCAATAGCGTTACTACCGTCGCCACTCTGTAACCGGATATCTTTGGCTAGCATTGGCTTCGATTTTCCCAACGGTCGATTACTTTGTATATATATCGCCTTGGGATCACCTGCCTTCACTTCCTTTTCCTCAGACTCCTTGCGGTTGAATATGCGGCAAACTAGCGAATAGATGCCGCGCAAAACCGCGACAACAGCCACCAAAACAAGGGCTGATGCAACACCTAAAATTAAAGCCAGCCCGGTGGTCACTAATCTATTGGCAGCGACCATCTCACTAACAACATCAGCGAAGAGCTCTGGCCCTCCCATAACGTAAAAAAAAGCCCAGCACTAGCCAGCGTTGTGCGGCCCAGAAAACCCATGCCTTGCTTAAAAAAGTGCGCGGCGCAACCTATTGAGGTAACAAGGAAACCGTAGTGTGCGAAAAACTCAGATACGCAAAAAGCCGCTTCATCATCTTCCTGATCGGGACCCATTATACCAGTGAACCCTCGTATGCGCGCTTTGTCAAAGGCGAGCTGAGAACGCCGTGAGAGCTCATCTAGATAAGCCCTCTTTTTGTCGAAATCTAAAGCGAGGTCTGTCGTAAAATCGTCCATGGTTACTCCCGCAAGCATGCGCCGTTGAAACCCTTTTCTCAGCTCTTCATATGAGCAATTGTTGAGCCACTGAGCATCGCGCTGAATCTCTGCCGTGTACAATTCCATAGCCTGGGTCGGTGTTAACCGTGTCCAATCCTTCGCATCTACGGCGGCCAACATGCGGTGCCAAAGGTCCATAGCTACATCTTCCCCAGGAACATCTGGGTAAGTAGTGTTGGGGGCCCATCGTGGCAATTTTGCGCATTTCCTCGAAAACTCAATAACTTCCAGAATGCGCTTAATCTGCAAGTCACTGAACGCACCTGATATGCTATAAGCGACGGCAATAGCACAACACTCCTGCGGCGTGGGGTAACCTGAACCAAACTTCTTCTTCCAATGAGGTCTAAGCAAAGGCCAAACGCGAGAAAAATCTTGGTAATTAAAACCACTCTGTAGCTCAACTATCTCCAAAGCTGAATCAGCACCAACCGCAATAGGTGCTGTCAAAGACGCTCTATTAGCAGCCATATCGCGTACAGCTTTGGCTAATTCCAGAGCTTCATCTGAGGCAAGAGGTTCAATTTCTGAAGAAACGGGCGCGGGATTGGGTGTGCTAGGTGCTGGAACACAATAATCACCCCTAATCATATTTTTAAGCATGTCCAGCTCTGTAGAATGGCTCTCTATACGACTGCGCAACTCGGAGGCAACCGTTAATATGACTTCCTTCAAAGGCCGCCAATGGTTATTTGTGGCCCCACTCAAAAAGTCATGCTCTGCTGCTTCCCAAATGTGCCAGGGGAACCTGTCCAGCACATTGGTCTCGCCTTTCCGTGAGTCTTGCTCCCTTTGAAAAGCGACGTGATCCAACATGCCATCAACCTGATAATTTTCCTTCACACGTATTTTATAAGGGAATCTAATCCGCCTTGAGACGGCGCCCACATCTGAGACTACCATAGCAGCCTCGTTTCGTATGGACACGGTGTTAGTAGTTGCAAAAATAAAGGGTGAAGCGAAATATATCTTCCCTTTAGAAGCCAGGTCAGCAAAGTTTAGAGGGAAAGACCAGCTACCAACCATACGAATGATGTTCAAATACTCATTATCTTCCGCCCCCACTGTAACTCTCTGCTGGAAAAGGTCATCCATAACCAAACATTTCTGCCTACTGTAACCATTCCAATACTCAGTTGTACCCTTCTGCCAAACTTCCCTTATAACGTCTTCCTCAGTAGCTGACGCAGGCAAAAGTCCGCTCAGCTTCATAATGGCCGCACATAAAGGTATGGCCATCTTAGTCTTACCAATGCCCGGAGTGCCAGTTAAACACAGCATAACCGGCTCCATCCTGTAATTGTTGCGGGCGTTGAGTGCACCTAAGTGCGGCTGCAACAACATGGAAGCCCGCACAACGTACTCGTCGACAATCTTTTGCATCCTTGTGCCCCGGAAAGCTTCTTTGTACCCCGACCCTTCAACAACAAGGTCAACTAACTTATCAAGTTCCTTAGGGTCGGCCTCGACACTAGCGGTGCTGTGATCACGCCATGAGCGTTCAACGCACGCCACCCATTCTTCAAAAGGAGTCTTGATCTTATTAAAAAGCTCTATTCTCTCCTTGCCAGTAACATGAGTGAAAAAATCGACGGTGGCTTGTAATGCACCCTCTAACCATTTCATTAAGATCTCGCAAGACTCCGTGATCTTCGGCAGAAAGCTCAAACGCCTCAAAAACTCAGTTATCTTAATATGAGACGGAATCTTATTCCTAAAAATTGAAAAAACCATAACGCTAGCAAAGACCTTCGAAACGGCGTCATGTATCCCACCAATACCTGTCTGCAACTGAACCTTGCTTCCTTCACGAAAGAACTTAGAAGCAAAGTTCCAGACAGGTTTAGCCAAAACTGCGGCCAAAGCACCAAGTAAAGGCGCCATAAGCACTGGTGTCTTATATATTTGCCACCGGTGGACCGCCCACATGCACAAAGCAAGCAAAGGGACAGCCCACACAACCTTACCAAGGCGCTTCTTCAAGTCACTAGCAAATTGGCGAAACAAATCGAGAAGCTGTTCAGTTTTACCCAAAACTCTCCGAATTTTATGGGCCATGTGCACAAAACTACCCCCGACAAGAGCTGCTGATGCTGCAACGGCTACATTGGCCAAGCCGCCTTGAGTCTCGATTACGCAATTCTTCTCTAAGAGTCGCTCTCGGCGGCGTTCTGCCACGAAACGCTCTCTCTCTTTTTTTGGTTGTGACCTCCACACTCTGCGGTCACGCTCAACAGCTGCACGTTGTTGTGCCTCGTCGCGTTTTGCACGCCTTTCAGCGTGTGTGAGCGGTGGCGGCACAAACTTACCACACTGCACCTCAACGTCGGCGGGCTCAACCGCCTTACGTTTACGTGAGACCTCCTTAACTGGATAGCTCATGTCGTAGCGAGGCGGCGCGCGTCGCGATGCTCGCAGCTCCGTTTTGGCCTCTCTCTTCGCAACGCGTTCGGCTGCGCGTTTCTCGCGGGCCAAACGGTCACGTTCCAGCTTTTGCTCTCGCGCGAAGTTAGCTTCAGCCAGAATGGTCGCCCGCTCTTGCCAGAACTTCCGCTTGATTTCCGCCTTCGCCTCGCGCACCTTGCGCTCGTGATCAAGGCGAGAAGCTGACTTCAAAAGCGCGCTAGAGCGCAGCTTGAAAGTGGACGATGCTGTAGGGCGTATGTAAGGCGCAAAACTTGGAGCAGACGTGCGGTTCTCAACGCGAAACTCATCCGCGGTAAGGATGACTGGTAGCACGCCTTTCCGCTTGCGCAACCACACGCGTTTGCGCCTGCGCAGCCTTGAATAACGCGCCTGCTCCCGCGCAATGAGGATGAGTACAACACGAAAGCCGTCCATCTCGGAAATCGAGCCATCAAGAATGTCCCACACGACGACGTCAACGGGGTTATCGGTCAGCTCCTGAAGAGATAACACAACCTTCCGCTCGAAGGATTCCAACATCCGCGCTGGTCCGGCCTCAAGTGCCGCAGAAAAAACCTCCTCAGAAATACGACCGGCGAGCCCGTCCTCAATCCAGCCGCCCCCCACATAATTGCGGAAGCGCCACAAAAAGAGGGGGTCCGTCTCAGCGTTGTCTTCGTCAATACACCACACGAAACTCTCGGGATCCGCCAAATTGCCCCACGCAATGTCGCTATAAGCGGAAGACATTGGCACGTCATAAGCGCGCATCTCCCGCTCAGCGTAGACTCTTTCGCGCAGATCGCGTAGCTTGTTCTTCTCAAGTTCGGAAGGTCCGGCAAAACCGGAGGAGGAACGGCCAGCGGCAACTGGCTCAACAACAGCAGCAACAGAAAACTCCTGATTACCTCGTAAGTCGTAATCCATGGTGCCCAAAGGCGCTCCCTTAACGCTGGGATAGCGGCCACACAACGTAGATAGCCACGGCGTTTTTTACGTGCTAGACAGTGGCGAATGCAGCAATTCGACCATGTCAAAGGCTCACGAAATCACGCAAAACCACTAAACCTCGTCAGAACTTTAAAAAGGACCAACTAAAGTGGTGCTCAAGCGTTCAAAAAACCCTAAAGTAGTGAACCCAAGCCTCGACTCAAAGGGGCCTACTGCTGCTAGAGTAGCCACTTCCTCGCTGTTTTCTCCCAAATCCTCTAACGATAGGTCAAATGTAACAGCAACGGGGCGACTCGGAAGCATGCCACTATGCAGTGTCCGTACACGGAGAGAGGAGGCCATTCACCTGCCCCAAACATGGTAACGGCAGCACCGACTTACAAGTGAGGTATCCTACTAAGTCCATAGGACTGGCGCTCACACCCGAAACTGTATCCATAGACTTCGATCGAGAAACCACGTTGCTACCCGTGTGAAGCGCTACGAAACAAACGAAGTCCCTTTGCGTGCAGGCTGCAACGTGCCCGCTGCCAAACAGGTTACGCTGGCCATTCGACTACGCAGGGAAAACCTGGAAGGAGTAAACAACCAGGAATGTCTTACGACTGAGCTGTACAGGTGGAACAACTAAACTAGGAAAAAAATCCCGCGAGCAGCACACTGAGGTTGTCTTGATAATGATAGGATGCTGCAATCCAACAAACATGGGCTCAACGTAGTACATTACCCAAGTCGTAGAAAAGCTGTAAAACCAAAACCATAAATAAAAACGGTGTGGTGCAAAAGCACGGAACTCTTTGTCGTTGAGCAACGCCTGCGTGGCAACTAAGTGGCACTAACGATCTGAGGAGACCGGTAAATAACCCAGGGAAGAC